ATGATATTAGCTACAAATCAAGGAGGAACTACACATTAAATCACCTAATTGAAAGAATAAAAATTTATAACGAAGAAAATTTCGATTATGATATAGTAAACATACCAATTAAAAACTGATGAGAGAGGAATTTTACGCAATAATTAAATTAGTATCGGGTGAAGAGGTAATGTCTTTGGTTGTCGTAGACGAACACAACGATGAATCAGTGCTTCTATTGCAAGACCCTATTGTAATGCATATGAATAGTAATCAAAATATGAGCTATGTAAAAGTAAAACCTTGGTTGGAACTTACGGATGAAAGTGTATTCTTATTAACGTTAGATAAAATTATTACTATGACTGAGTGTAAAGATCAAAAATTAATAGAAATATATAAGAATTTTAATTTAAATAGTGATTGTGAAATTGAAAATGATAACTTCTATAAGAATAAGAAAAATGGTCAAGTAAAACCAGATTCTAAGATGGGTTATGTCTCTTCAGTAAAAGATGCCCGGAAAAAGCTTGAAGAATTATTTAAGATTAATCAAGAACCTAAAGAAAGCTAATAATTCCCTTCAAACCCCAACAGAGTTATTCTACTGACATTTTGATACCTTGTCAAGCCCCAAGTTTTGTGTTATAATAAAAACACCTTAAGAAGACGGAAACTAAAATGTTATGCCAAAGAAAAAGTCCGAACATTATGTAAATAACAAAGAGTTGCTGGAAGCAATGATTGTTTATAGAGCAAAGGTTTCCGTAGCAAAAGAAAAGTTTATTAAAAAGTATCCTGATAAAGAACCTCCAAAGTCTGGCCCATGGGAAGGTAAACCACCTATACCAAATTATCTTGGAGAGTGTTTTTTAAAGATTGCAACTCATTTATCATACAAACCAAATTTTGTAAATTATATGTTTCGGGAGGACATGATATCAGATGGAATCGAAAATTGCGTTCAATATATACATAATTTTGATCCTGAGAAATCCCGTAATCCTTTTGCATACTTTACTCAAATTATACACTATGCATTCTTAAGAAGAATACAAAAAGAGAAAAAACAATTAGATATTAAAACAAAGATTATTGAAAAGAGTGGATACGATGAAGTTATGGTAGTTGATGATGGAGCATTATCTGGTGCTGCTTCTGATTATAATACAATTAAAGATAATATTCAGTATCGCAATAATAATCGATGAAGGTTGCTATTATAACTGATACCCATTACGGGGCTAGGAAGGGTTCTAAGCATCTCCACGATTATTTTGAATTATTCTATAAGAATGTTTTCTTTCCGTCTTTAGAAGAGCATAATATAGATACTATCATTCATATGGGTGATATATTCGATAGTCGTAAGTCAATAGATTTACAGAGTCTTCAATGGTCTAAGAGAGTTGTATTTGAGCCATTAAAGAAATACAAAGTCCATGCTATTGTAGGTAATCATGATTGTTATTATAAAAATACTAATTTTGTAAACTCTCCAGAGTTATTATTAAAGGATTATCCAAATATAAAATTATATTCTAAAGCAACTGAAATTAAAGTTGGTAAAGCAAAGATATTAATGCTTCCTTGGATTTGTAGTGAGAACTATGAAGAAAGTATGAATAGTATTTCTAAGACCAAAGCAAAGGTTGCTATGGGTCATTTAGAAGTAAATGGATTTAAAGCAACCCGTGGCCATATGATGGAAAACGGGATGGATACTAAAGTCTTTAATAAGTTTGAAAAAGTTTATTCAGGACATTTCCATACACGTTCTAATGATGGGAAGATTTATTATCTTGGTAATCCATATGAAATGTTCTGGAATGATGTAAATGACCCAAGAGGATTTAATATTTTTGATACAGAAACTTTAGAACATACTCCAGTTGATAATCCATATAGATTATTTTATAATGTATATTATGAAGATACTAATTATAAATTGTTTAATGCTACTGAGTATGAGAACAAGATAGTAAAGATTATTGTTCGTAAAAAATCCAATCCAAAAGATTTTGAAAAGTTTATCGATAAATTATACTCTGTCGGTGTTCAAGATTTAAAGATAGTTGAAAATTATGGAATACAGGAAAGTGAGGATTTTGAAGTAGAAGAGGAGGAAAGCACTATATCCATTTTAAATAGATATATTGAGGAGTCTGAATTTGATCTTGATAAAAGTATTATCAAAAGTATATTTCAGGATCTTTATAGGCAAGCTTGTGAGGTAGAATAATGTTCCTTCTAACACTTAAAGAAAAAAAGGATGAAGGTGCTTATGCCGTTCAAGATTCTGATGGTGATAAAGTTCTATTTTTATTTGAAGAAGAGGATGATGCCGAAAGATATGCTATGATGTTGGAGGAAGATGATTGTGAATATACTCAAAAAATAATGGATGTTATTGAAGTTGATGATAACCTTGCTATAAAAACCTGTAAGATGCATAACTACAAATATGCAGTGATTAAACCTGATGACATTGTGATTCCCCCTAAGCATGATAAAATTTAAGAAAATCCGCTATAGAAATTTTTTAAGTACTGGACAACATTGGACTGAAATAGATTTTCTAAAACATAATACTAACCTTATTATTGGTACTAATGGTGCTGGAAAATCCACTATGTTGGATGCACTTACCTTTGGTCTATTCAATAAACCATTTCGTAAAATTAATAAAGGTCAATTAATCAATACTACTAATGAAAGGGATTGTTTAGTTGAGGTAGAATTTGATATTAATCATAGAGAGTACTTGGTTAGAAGGGGAATAAAACCAAATATATTTGATATTGAAGTGAATGGGAATCCACTTCATAAACAGGCAGATGATCGTACCAATCAAAAAATATTAGAAGAAACTATATTAAAGGTAAATTACAAATCATTTACTCAAATTGTAATCTTGGGTAGTAGTAGTTTTGTACCATTTATGCAATTGAATGGTACAAATCGTAGAGAGGTTATTGAAGATCTTTTAGATATTCGTATTTTCTCTGCTATGAATAATATCATTAGAGAGCATATGAGAGTCAGGAGAGAACAAATAAAATCTCTTGATTTGAAAAAAGATAATCTTAAAGATAAAATGTCTATGCAAAAGAATTTTATTAAAGAGTTAGAAGAGCAAGGAAAAAATAGTATTGAATCTAATAAGATTAAGATTCAAAATTTATCTATAGAAAATGATACTCATATCGAAAAGAATGATATGATAGAAGCAGATATTTCTGACCTTGTAAAGGAGCAAGAAGGAGTTACTGGTTCTACTGAAAAGTTAAAGAAACTAAACAATCTTAAAGGTAAACTTGCCCAGAAAGTATCTACCATTACCAAAGAGCATAAGTTTTTCACAGACAATACGGTATGTCCTACTTGCACTCAAGATATAGAAGAATCGTTTCGTTTAAATAGAATTGCTGATGTTCAAAAAGAAGCAAAGGAACTTAAGAAAGGTTTCAAAGAACTTGAAGATACTATTAAAGTAGAATCTGAAAGAGAACAGCAGTTTATTAACCTATCAAAGGAGATTACTAAACTCAACCATGATATTTCTCAGAACAATACTAGGGTTAGCCTCAACCAACGACAAATCAGAGATCTTGAAAATGAAGTTCAAACTATTACCGAACAGTTTAAAAACAGAAATACTGAACATGAGAAATTAGCAGAGTTTAAAGATAGTCTTCACAAAACAATAGAAAATTTAGCATCCAAAAGAAAAGAGAATACTTACTATGATTGTGCATATTCTCTTTTAAAGGATGATGGTGTAAAGACCAAGATTATTAAAAAATATCTTCCATTCATTAATCAACAGGTAAATCGTTACCTTCAGTTGATGGATTTCTATATCAATTTTAATTTGGATGAGGAGTTTAATGAAACTGTAAAATCACCGATTCACGAAGATTTCTCATATGCTTCATTCAGTGAAGGTGAGAAGATGAGAATTGACCTAGCATTACTCTTTACTTGGAGAGAGGTTGCTAGGGTAAAAAACTCTGTGAATACAAATCTATTGATTATGGATGAGGTGTTTGATAGTTCTCTTGATGGGTTTGGAACAGATGAGTTTCTTAAGATTATTAGATATATAATAAAGGATGCGAATATTTTTGTTATATCCCATAAGTCAGAACTGAATGACAAATTTGAAAGTGTCATAAGCTTTGACAAGGTTAAGGGATTCTCACGTATAATATCTCAGAAGCACTATGAGCAATGAATACTCCAAACTGGCAACACCACTCTAAGAAAGAGGCCAAACGAAAACTTAAACCACAGGCACTACGGTCTGCAAGAGCCAAACGCAGACAGTTGATAAACCGTCTACTGAACCCCACCAAGCGTGGGGTTTCGTCGTATAATAGGTTCATAAGCAAAAACACAGATGACCGTCAAGCACGAAATCAAATCACAACTTGCGAAACTTCTTGCTACTGAAGACCTTATTGTAGAACATAAACAGGTTCAAACTGCACAGTTTAACGTTCATACCAGAGTCTTAACTTTACCAAAGTGGGATTATGCAAGTAACAATGTATATGACGCATTGGTAGCTCATGAAGTAGGACACGCACTTTATACACCTGATAGAAACTGGTTAGAAGAAATAAAGATGCCTCCATCCTTTGTGAACATTGTGGAGGATGTAAGAATAGAGAAGTTGATGAAGAGAAGATATGCTGGACTTGCAAAAACTTTCTTTACAGGATATAATGAACTCAATGATAAAGATTTTTTTGAAATAGATGGTAAAGATCTTACTGATTTTAATCTTGCTGATAGGGTTAATCTATATTTCAAGGTTGGTGTGTGGAATGATATATCTTTTTCAGATGCTGAAACTCCGATTGTTCGTTTAATTGAAAATGCCGAAACGTTTGATGAAACCCTATCCGCAGCAGAAGCGTTATATAATTACTGCAAAGCGGAAATCGAAAATAAGCAGAAAGAGGAGATTGACTCAATTTCTGGTAACAGCATTGAAGGCGGGGGGAATAGTCCTTCTGATAATGACGATAGTGATGAGTTTGCCGTTCCTGACGCTGATACTGATGCTTCTATGGAAGACGGGTATAGCGATGATGCTGATAATACTGGCGTGGATTCTGGTGGTGGCTCTTTAGGAGGAGAGACATTTGATGAACCAGAAGTTGAAACAGCACAATCATTAGATGATGCACTAAAAAATCTAACGAACCTTTATGATGGTAAAGAAACTGTTTATGTTGAATTGCCTAAGATAAATTTAAAGAAAGTAGTTATTGATAATAAAGTAATACATACTAATCTTAGAACTTCTTGGACTCAGCAACAAGAAGAATGGAAGAAGATGTTGGAAGATAGAAAGTATCATGTCTATGATATTTTTAACGATGTTGATGAAGCATATGTAAAGTTTAAGAGAAGTGCTCAGAAAGAAGTTAATTATTTGGTTAAAGAATTTGAGTGTAAGAAGGCAGCAAGTTCATATGCACGTGCTACTACTTCTAAAACAGGTGTTTTAGATTGTACCAAACTTCATACCTATAAGTATAATGAAGATTTATTTAAGAAAGTAACCACTCTTGCTGAAGGTAAGAATCACGGATTGGTATTTGTTCTTGATTGGTCTGGTTCAATGTGTGATGTTATGCTTGATACTCTTAAGCAACTTTACAATCTATTATGGTTCTGTAAGAAAGTTAATATTCCATTTGAAGTTTATGCTTTCACTAATGAGTACCCACCAGTTGAAGATGATTATCATAGACTTGCTTATGAGAAGAAAGAAGGTTTAGCATTTGTTCCAGAATGCTTTTCTATGATGAATCTATTCACAAGTAAGGTTAAGGGTAAAGAATTAGAGGTTCAGATGAAAGATATTTTCAGATTGGCTTGTTCATTTGGTTATGGAATTCATACTCAGTATCATACTCCTATTGGAATGAATCTATCAGGAACTCCATTAAATGAAAGTATAGTTTCTTTACATCAAATCATTCCACAATTTAAGAATGAGAATAATGTTGAGAAGGTTCAATGTGTAATTCTTACTGATGGTGAATCTGCTCCTATAAAGTATAGTAAAGAGTTTCGTCGTGATTATGATGATGAGCCTTGGATGGGAACTCAGTATATGAGTGATAGATGTGTTTTGCGTAATCGTAAAACAGGTCATACTTATTCTTGTGCTGGATTGGGACACTGGGCTGATGTAACTGATTTAATGTTACAGGATATACGTCAGAGTTTTCCTAGTGTAAATTTCATTGGAATAAGAGTTCTTTCTAATAGAGATGCTAGTCAATTCTTAAGACGTTATACTGGATATGATGAGGGTAATGGTTATGAGAATATGATGAAAGTATGGAAGAAAGAGAAGTCATTTACTATCAAGACTTCTGGTTATCATTCTTATTTTGGATTATCATCAAGTGCTCTTGCTAATGAGGATGAATTTGAAGTTAAACAAGATGCTACAAAGGCACAAATCAAGAGGGCATTTGTAAAAAGTCTTAGAGGTAAGAAAATGAATAAGAAAATACTTGGCGAATTTATAGAATTAGTGGTATAATACCACTATGAATATTTTTGTAACAAATCCAGACCCACATGTATCAGCAAAAGCATTGCCTGATAAGCATGTGGTCAAGATGCCATTGGAGACATGCCAAATGCTCTCCATTGTCTTCTCTCATTGGTATTATGACTGGGGTGATGATTTAGTTAAGAAAAAAGATGGAACCCCATACTCAGTTGCAAAAGGTGCATTCAGGAATCATCCATGTACCCAGTGGGCAGCAGATAGTATTTACAATACTGCATGGTTAATTCAACATGGGTGTGCCTTGTCTGGTGAGTATTCTCATCGTTATGGTAAGGTTCATGGATGTGCTGATGCATTATTCGAAGCAAAGAAAACATTTCACAGATTCGCAGGAGAAGTAATTACATGTCACTGTATGGTAGAATCATTCACTCGTGCAATGCCCGATGAATATAAACATGACACAAGCATTGACACTTTTACTGCTTACAAGAATTACATTAGGAGCAAACCTTGGGTTGCATCTAATTATCTTCGTGACCCATCCAGAAAGCCAGATTGGGCCCAATAATTAAACTGGCCACAAAAGGTATAAAATCCATATC